AGTCTGCAATTTGTTGCAGAACATCAGGTGAGATACCCCTAGTAGCCTTAGCACGCTTGTAAATGCCTCGTAGAGCCTCTATGTCCCCTTTTTCATACTCTAGGTGAGCCGAAGCCATAAAGTCCTCTATCGGGCTTACAGGGCTTTTCTGAGGTATTTCGTTCCGAGTAGCGATTCGCTTAGTTGAAGTTCCTAGAACTGCTGAGATTGCTCGACCCCATGCTGAGGTTTCAGCGTTCATAACTTCGGAATCTCTCTTGAATGATGAAGTGCCTGGCACAGGTTCCCAAGCAGTTCCATGACCAGGTGTAAGATCATCTGGAGTTCTGTAAGCAGCTGCAGTATAGACAACCCATGACTTACCTGCAAACTCGATAAACTCGATTCTCACCTGCTGGAGTGAACCCTCTGGATGCTTCTCTTTGAATAGTTTTAGCCTCTCAGCCACGTCTACATATTCGTCAATACTAAAGCCCATGTCTAGCCTCTCTTAAACACAATAAATGGACCGCCAGAACCTCTGCTCTGGAGGGTTACTACCTTCTCACCTTCGAATGTTCCAACACGGATTCCATCCATCATGGCAAGCACTTTAGATTTCAACAGGGTTAGGCTTTCATCTGCTGAATCAAACTCCTCTTTCGCTCTCATTAGAGCAGGGTAAAGTTCCCCTAGTTCAATGTCACCGTCATAGATTCCCTCTGAGAGAGTTCTAACAGTTTCATAAGTTGATTTGGAGCCGTCCCATTCAGGTTCAGTTCTCAGTTCAATGCATGCTAAGAATTGCAGAGCCTTTTCCTCAAGTTCAGCTGCATAGTCAGCGTCATAAATAATTTCATGTTCAACCAAGTCACCGTTAGCAACAGCAACTAGAACACCACGCTTGAGACCTAGGACATGCAGATACCACATGACCTGATCTAAATAGTGAGGTGGTAGTTCATTCATCGGGTTGCGAGAGAACTTGACTTCCAAAATGCCTAGTGAACCGTCAGTCCATTCAATGAATGCATCAGGGTTAGCTTTAAACATCGGGTTTGCAACTGACTGCCAAGTGCCAGTGTTATGAGCTGTGAGCCAGTCTTTGTTTTCCTCAACCCAGAGGTCTTGAATAGGTTTCTCAAACGCTGTGCCTAATCGCATGGCCATAGATGGACCGGTGGATTCTCGAGGCAATTCGCCCAGGTATTCGTAGTAAGCGGTGTAGGCAGAACGCCAAGGGTTGTGACCCATAAGTGAGCCGATAAGTGAACCTGCTACGCCCTTACGAGCGTTATGCCATTCAAGGGAATCATGTTCAAAATAGCCGAGGAGTTTGGCAGAGCCAAGTGCCTCTATCTGGTGGTCGATAGTCATACAACTACTCTATGGCATTACTCAGACTTATTGCTACTGCCCAGCGTGTCTTTAGGGTTGATGATTCTGATTAGAACTGGTATTGCTGAGATCCAAACCGTGTTAGCGACCACTAACCAGTCAGCTGCAGTGAACAAGAATGGTAACTTGCCAATAGCGAAAACAGCGGTTAGAGATGTTGCCAGGAGAGAGCGGAGATAACTTGAGAGAATCGGGTTCATTTACTTTCCAATCTTAGGTAGATACTTTAGAGGGTCCTCGACTGGCATGGTTGCCAAATGTTCTGATGGTCCACACATGAGGTGCAGATGTGGTCCTGACGAAGTTCCAGAGTTACCGCTGTGAGCAATAACCTCACCTTGACGAACTTTCTTTCCAACTTTGACCTCAGCTTTGTCTAGGTGACAGTAAGCGAAAACCCTGAGCCGTCTATCATCCTCACCACCAACCCAGCATCTAAGTTCGACAACATGACCGAGGATTCTTGATTCATAAACTTTGACAATAGTTCCAGTGCCAACGGCTTTCAGAGGTGTTCCAACTGGCACAGCATAATCAACACCACGGTGAGGACCTAAGCCCATAGCTTTACGTTGCTCAGAGTGAGTTCCAAACAAGTCAGTGATCTTGGCTGGATTAACTGGATGAAGTAAAGACATCAGAGACCTAGCCATGGAGAGACGACCGTTGAAGATGTCAAAGTTGCAGTCCAAGTTGATGGCAGACTTGAACTACTAGCAAGATAGGAAAAAGCATTGGCTGACAGGTTGGTTTTTTTGATAAGGAACGGAGTATAAGTAGCACTTAAAGGACAATACAATTGCAGAGTTGTAGTGTGATTGTGAACCAAACCAATCCAATAAACTTTTTGACTAACCATAGGAATAGACAATCCTGTTGTTTCCTTTAAACCAGTCGTTGTTCCAGTTGCAATCGTTCCAGAATACAAAAGGGTGGTTGGCTGTCCATCAGAGTCAGAGTCATAAATTGCCCAGTTCACGTTTGCACTTGTAGCAATTGCAGTTACCACTTGAATTGCGACCTTAGTGAATGTCACGTCAGTGGATGGAATATAAGGCACAACATAAGCAAAGTTCTGAGTTATTGTTACAGCTGATGGATTTTGTGAGCCTCCATAATACTGACCTGAATAATATTGATTTGGCAATAACCAGATCTTAGGTGTGGTCCATTGAGTGTTGTAATCTGTGCCGTCAATCTTTGAGAGAACCTGATTTGCAGTTCCACCAGTAGGAACACCCTGACCGTTAGTTCCGTTAGTTCCATTAGTTCCATTGGTTCCGTTTGTTCCAGCTGCACCTGTGGCTCCAGTAACACCTTGAATACCCTGTGGACCTGTTGCCCCTGTAGGACCTGTAGGACCTGTCGCACCCTGTGGACCTGTAGCACCTGTTAAACCTTGAGGACCTTCAATGCCGACAGCACCATCTAAATTTACTTGCCAGGATGAATACGTGCCTGAACCTGTTTTATTCTTTAAAGCTACAACCAAAGAGCCTGTGGTCTGGTTGTATGAAACTACCTCACCGTGCATGTGATTACTTAAATCGTAGGCAACGATAACAGTCTGAGCGACAGAATAATCTAGGTTCTTATCGACTGTGATAAGAGTTATGTTTCCGCTAGAAGCAATGGTCAATGTGGATGTTGAAGTTGTGTGATACCTGTCACCCTCAGCACCAGTCGCACCGGTAGCACCTTGAACACCTTGAATACCTTGAGGACCAGTCGCACCAGTCGCACCAGTAGTTCCAGCAATCCCCTGAATACCCTGTGGACCTGTTGCACCAGTAGCACCTGTAGCACCTGTGTCACCTTTAAGACCTTGAATACCTTGAGCACCTGTAGCACCCGCTGAACCAGTAGCACCTGTAGCACCTTGAGAACCAGTAGCACCAGTCGCACCAGTCGCACCAGTCGCACCAGTCAAACCAATAGGACCCTGCTCACCTCTAGCGAAATAAACTCTGGCATAAATTGAATCTGGAACTACAACTTTTACGATCATTTGACTATTTCTGGAGTTACTTCGACCTGCCCTCTGGCAAGTGTCAGCACCTTTCCGGTTGATGTTTGAGTAAGCTCTAAAGCCCAGACGTAATCAGTCTTGGTGAGGGTTGCAGTCTGAGCAGGTGTTAGTGAAAATCGCACAGAGTTATCTGAGGTGTTCACAGTAGGGACGATGTCGATGATTGCAGCTATGGATGGATTCTCTCGAATCTGCAACTTAGCAGTCCAACCAGTCAAAGAGAATGCAACACCATCAGCGTCAGTAGGGTAGAACGAACAGTCACCAGCCACGCTAGGGAATGTTGAACCAGCCAAGATAACTAGGTCAAATTGACCGTCAGTTACCGTGTAAGTTTCACTCACTTACAGATTCCTCTGCTGGAGTTTCCTCAACTACAGTTTCCTCAACTACAGTTTCCTCAACTACAACTTCACCTGGAGCAGGAAACGCTTTCCAGTCGGTAGTTACTTTAGAGGTGATTGGTGTCTTAGCCATTTATTTATCCTTTGTTAGTTTGTCGAACTCTGCCTTTAGTTTGACATGTTCCTTATGTAGTGCCAGGTATTTGTCTCGCCAATGATCTAGCTCAGTTTTTAGTTGCTCGATTTCAGTTCTAAGTTTATCTATCTGAGTGAACATTTCAGCTCTTAGACGCTCCTCCACACCGATGGATTGTGTCCTCCTAGTGGATAGATACTTTAGGAAACTTGAGATGCCTGTGCCACCTAGGATACCTGAGAGGATTAGCAACCAGTTGCGGTCATCCATTAGATACCCCTCCATAGTCCTAAGTTTACTTCCCAATGTTCACTGGTAATAGTATGCCCGATACGACTGATTAGGTAGATTTCTTGAAGTGTCGTTCCACCTGCTGAAAACTCGACTTGCATCGGATAGCAGATGTCTTTATCAACTATTGTGCTGAGAGTCCCATCACGACGAACTGCTGGAACAGATACAGATTTCACTGAGCGAGGGTTAGCAGCTGCTGAAACCTGTGATGCCCATGCACCTAGAGTGCCTAGACCTGAGGTGTTCCAAAAGTTTACTTCAAAGTCCTGTGCCTGACGGCCATAGTTTGTTACTGAGGTTGAGTTAGTTGAGGTTGCTGTTGCCAGTCCACCGGTCTCGGTTACCTTGACTACGTTAGTGATGTCGTCCGAGTTGTACGAATAGTCAATAGCGTCCATGCAATAGTGATCTGCACTTGAGCTGTGAACGTTAGAGATTGTCGGGTTCAAACTGCTCCAGGTAGTTCCCTGAGCGGTGTTGATGTCCACTCTAGTTTTCCAAGTGCAACCTGCCGAGGTATTAGCCCAGAACCAACCAAGTTCGGCATCAAGCAACATGTTTAGAACGTCACCCGAAAGAACATCCACCTCAAAGTAATCATTCGCAGCTGTAGAACTTCCACCACTTCCAACCTGACTCCAAGCCACTCTAGTGTCCACTGCTCTAACAGCGTTCTCCAGGTCATCCATAACAGACCTAAATGATTTGGCGGTTGCTGTGCCGGTGATGCTAAATGATGACAGTCTGGTGTTTAGAGCAATACGAGTCTGGTCATAAGCGGTAATGGTAATTTCAAGTTTCTTAGCAGTCGCAACATAAGCCATCGAGACATTCTGGATGTAACCGTAAAAAAGCGTGTAACCGCCCGCAATAATTTTGAACGGCATGTTCGATTTGTATTGAGGTGTGCCAACTAGATCAGCGAGACTCTTTTTCATCAGTTTGACAGTTGCAGTGCCAACACTAGGACGAGCGAACACGCCCTCCTCAATGTCAATACCTCTGTCAATTTCAACCTCAAAAGAATCGCAACGAAGTTCAGTCCAAGAATCCTCAGCGTATTCATATTGAATGCTAATGTCAGTCTTTATGTCGAACGGCATTAGTTAACCAGATACTTTCGACCTGTTTTCTTTTCAAGAATCTGGATTTCACGGATGATGTCCGAGGCACTAATCACAGCTTTATTGATGTTGATTTCATAAGTAGCATTACCTGCTATGGATGACTGCACTTGAGCCTGAGCACCAACACCATAGATCTCACCCCTAAGTCCGAGAATCTCAGACAACTTACCTGGAGACTGCAACAAACTCTTAGCAACAATGTTTCCCTGAGCAGGACCCATGGCAACAATTTCGTTGATGAATGACTGGTCTGCACCCCTCTTACGGAGAGATGCCAAGTTCTCAGCGAAACCCTTAGCAGCTTGAGCAATACGCTTCATCTTGCCGATGAGGAAATCCACGTTGAAAATAGAGTTCTCATCCTCACCTCTAGTGCCAAACGCTAAACCAACAGCATCACGGAACTTCTCAGCTGTGGACTTGACCCTGCCAACCTCTTTATCCAAAGCCTCACGGACCTTTTCAGCGACCTCTTTAACCTCTTGAGATATACCTTGCCAAACCATTTTTTTGTTCACAAAGATAGCGTTCAAACCGAAGTCAATAGTGACTTCCTTGCCCTTGAACTTGGCGATAACATTTTTCATCTCTTTAGTGATACGAGAATCGGACAAAGTTCGCTTCAACGCTGAATCCCACATACCAGTAACTGGATCCATAAACGGTCTGTTAATGTTTGTGAATGTCACTTGGTTCGGATTGAGAGCTGCATCTTGAGCGTCAGCATATTCATTAGCACTCTCACTTGCCGCATACCACATAGCACCAAGAGTTGCCACAGCAACCACAAGAGCACCAATACCGGTGGAGATGATTGCAGTCCTCAAAGCGATGGTCTGAATCTTGGCCAGTTTAGTTGCCAGTTCATAGGCTTTGACAGCGAATGTAACAGCGAACCAACCGACCTTTAGAGCGACCAAACCAGCAACAATAGCAATGATTACGTTGGCATTCTGAATTAGGAAACTTGTAGCGTTAGTAATTAGTTTTCCAATAACACCAAAGATGTTGGCGATACTCTGCAAGTTTGATTGACCCTCGTCACTGGAGAGATAGTCTGAGAACTCTTGAATCGCTGGCAACAAAGTCATGCCGATGGTCTCTTGCAGTTCACTAAAGATGATGCTGATTTTCTTGTATGGATCGTTATTAGCTGCAGTCTCAGCTGCACCCTCAAAAGTCTTATTTAGTCTTGACATGTAGTCACCAGTAACGTCAATACCTGGAATAAGTTTCTTTAGTGAGGTGGTGTTACCTGTATAGGCTTTAGACAAAGCACCGACAACAGTGCCTAAATCTTTACCTGTTCCAGCCGAAACATCCAGAGCAGTGTCAAGTAGAGCCTGACCACCAGCAAGAGAACCTGTCGCTCTTACAGCCTGAGATAAGGCTGGACGCAGTTCATCGTCGAGCACCGCAGCTGAGAGCTGTGTTTTACGGATGTAACTTTCAGCAGATTTGATAGCAACATCACTTGCACCAGTGGTGTTCTTGAGAGCGTTAGACAAAAGTGCCTGGCTCTTAATGTCCTCAGATGCAGCTTTAGCAGATTGTTTTAGAACCCTAGTCAGAGCTGCAAAACCAACCGCTAAACCAGCTGCACCAAGTGCTCTATTCAAGCCACGTCCAACACTGTCGGCAGTTCTCTGAAACTTCTTTAGATCAGCAGATACCGCAGCTGTGGTCTTAGAGAGTTTATTGTTACCAATAAAATTGACGACTAGATTCTGAGCCATTACTGTTTCGCTTTCAATGCTTCAGTGATTGCCCGATACTCACGGAGAGTAACCGCTTTAGTGTCGCTGAGGGTCATCCCTGCATAGACAATCATGAACGCTACTCTTTCCGCCTGTTGGTCGGCAATTACTCTTTTGGGTCGGATTCACCTGTGAACAGTTTGTTGGCCTCTGATAGTGGAATACTGCCAGCCTGTTCTAAAGTGAATGATGGATCTTGTCTCTTTTGCATGATGTAGATGATGGCTTTAAGAGCTTTGCCCTTAGCCTGTCCTGCATCAAGTAACTGGTCTATAGATGAACCTGTAATAAGTTCAATCTGCTCAACCTCATCGAGGGTTAGTGATTCGAAATCAAATGTCTGGGTGGTCATTGTTTTGCTCCTGGTAGTTTGTCAATGGTTTCTCGCATGAGTTTCTCATAATTCTTGAGGATCTCATCTTGAGTATAACCTAGAGCCTCGCTAAAGAATGGTTGCGGTTTGATACCTCGATAAGTGCCAGGTCTCAGAGTTCCCCTGTGACTGCTGGATACGACTTTCCAACCCCAGTGAATAGGGTTAGCGTATGGAGCCATCTTTCCACCAGCCTGAACACTCGCACCATACTGAGTCCTACGAGGACGAACAGTTGATGCTAAAGTTCCAGTCTTTACGGGTATGAGAGGTCTCGCAGCTGCAATCAAAATCATAGAGGCTTGATAGCCTGGCTCAGTTAGAACTTGACGGCTTGCACCGAGTTCCTTCATTGCCTTGATTGTAACTCCGAGACCCTCAACAGACAGCCCCGCACCTTTTCCAAGGTTGGTCATTATAAAGACTAAGCTGAGGTCTTTAGAGTAACGCCGTAGTAAACCGGTGGAGTTGCAGATGGAGTGTGAACAGCGTTCTTTACAGTCAGCATTACAGAGAACTTCACAATGTCACCAGCGTTAAGGCTTAGAGGAGGCAGTTCATCAAAGATTACTGTTCCTGTGTAATGAGGCTGAGATGCTGTCGCTGTAGCGTTACCATTTGGTGCAATGGTGAATGCAACTTCGGTTCCGAAGTTAGACCATAGGATTCTGTAAAGTGAAGCTGCATCGCCTGAGGTTACACCGTCAAGTTGTAGTTTCCACTCTCCACCTGGACGAACCTCGCAGAATGTCTGAACATCGCCTGGAGCGTCATTCAAAGTAAGTTCTACTAGGTTGGCATCGCAGTTGTATTCGGTAGCACCGATTTTGAATGAGATGTTTGTTGCTTTGATTCTGGTTGATGAAGGCATCAGTTTTCCTTTGTTAGAGTGTTAAAGATAAGTCAAGGTTTAGATCACTGGCAAGATACTCAGCGTTATTAGCTGCCAAACGATATGGCGGGTTTACTTGGTTGAGCACAACGTAACCTAATGGATTGAGAGCCGAAACAGTTTGAGCAATCAAAGCGTCAAGAGCTTCAGTTGCTTCCTCATTAGTTGCAGTCATAGCAATCATGGTGAGGGTCAAACCAAGTCGGTATTCTCGGCCTACAGTTTCAGCAACCAGATACGGTGAACTTGGAGACATAATCACAATAGGTGGAACTATACGTTCTGGAACATAGTCCAAAACTTCTATCCCTGCATTCTGCAAGTCAAGAGCCAGTTCCGCTTTAGTTGCGGTTATTTCGTTGGTCACAGTCCCGGTCCTGTAAACGGTAGTAGCATCTCTCTAGCTGCGTTCATCGGGTCTTTCGCAATGCGAACAGTAGTCCCAAGGTCAGCGAACTGAGCGACACCATTTGGAGCGGAGCGACGGTGGAACAGTTCAGAGGCACATGACAGCACCGCTGAATCCAGAACATCACCTGGCACACGGGATGAACCCACGAACTTGGCGACCATCTGATTAGCAGATGCTAAACATGAGTCCACGAATGTAGAGACCTCTTTAGTCCCCACATACGCTCTAAACTGCTCCACCGTTACTGCCATGAGTTATTAGGCTCCAGTGTTGATCTTGACGATTGCACCCTCGAACGGAGTAGCAATAGCTGCATAACCGTAAACAGAGTAGAAATCGCTAAGAGTTGTGACATCTGATGTTGATAGACGTGCAGGGTTTCCAGCTGATTCGTAGGTAGTCAAAGCCAATGAGTTTGCAATGTAAGCAACCTTGTCTGAGATTGACGGATCAACGATAATCGGCAAACCTAGCAGAGAGCCCTTTAGACCAGGAACGTTTGCGCTTCCAATGTTGTTCACACCAGCACCATCCTGAGTTACTACTGGACGACCACTTGTATCAACAACTGAGACTAGACGCTTGTAGGCAATAGTTCCACAAACAATGAACTCAGGTGATAGACCTGTATTTACATAAATCATGGCAGCTGCGTCAGCGATAGCACCGACAACACCAGCTGCAGTTAAGGCAGAGGCATCAACTGTTTTGCCAGTGAAGTTTAGAGCTGCGAGAACAGCAACAAAGTCAGTGTTCATTTTCTTTGCGTAAGCCAAAGACATTGCCTGGAATGCTACGTCTAGGTAGTTCACAGTTGAACGCTCAACAGCTTGCTTTGACAGTTTGACGTAACCACCGTAAGTAGATACTGAAACTGAAACAGTGCTTAGAGCCACGTCACCAGTAGATAGTGCGGTGTTTTCTGTAGTCTGCTTGCCGATTGCGATTGTGTTGGTGTTGATCTTTGCGTATTCGACGCTTAGACCGGTTGCAGGTAGAGCAGCCATGCTGAATGCAGCAAGAGTTGGACGACCTGAGTTGATTAGGCTGTTTACGAAGCCTACGAATGCAGGACGTAGAGCAACGTCTGCTGATGTAGCTGCACGGAACAGTTCAACAGCATCGCTGTCGCCTGAGACTAGTGCCTTTGCGTATTCACCCTGAGAGCGGAACTTGCCCTCGGTTGAAACGCTGATTGCTGGAGTCTTTACCAATTCAAGTTCTCTGCGGATTTCAGCCACTTCGTCTTGAACAGCACGGACATCCAATTCCATGTTTTCAGACATGTTGGTTTCCTTTGTTCGGATTGAATCCGCTACCACCTCGGCAACGGTTGATTCCTCACGAACCTCGGCGACATTAGCACCTTGGAATGCGGGAAAACTAACTAGTGAAACCTCTTTGAGATCCACTAAAGTTCTGGTTACTAGAGAACCCTCTCTAGTCTGTTCTAATGGCATAAAGCCAACTGAGAACTTGTTGATGACACCATCCTTGAGGAGAGTGTAAGCCTCTTGCCCTCTAGGAGTGTCGCTAATCATGGCACGGATTTCAAACCCTGCCTCAGTGTCTCGACCCTCAAGAATCTTGCCGATAGGTTCTGAGTGTTGCCAGAACAGTTTGACATCCTCGACTGAACGAATAGCACCTGGAGCGAACTTCTCCTGGTATGCACCAATGTCAGCGACCTGACCATAAGGCACAGCGATACCAACTACTTCTCTAGTGTCAGCTTCAAGTCTTACCTCGAAACTTCTAATTTCCAATTCGGTCATTGTAGACCCTCCTTAACTCTTACTTCATCAGTTGTCATGAACCCTGCTCGAATAGCAGTCTCATACATGTTGAAACGGTTAGCCATGTCTGCTTTGAACAGACCCTCAAAATTGAACTCAGCTCTAGTGCCTCTAGGCAGACACTCACTTAGAGCGTCAGAGATTGCATCGGTGTAAGCCATGATGGTGTGACGGTAGAACACTTGGTTCTCGTCTTGCAGGTTGGTGTAGGTGTCACTAGATCCATCAACACCAGTTAGGAGCAATCTTGCTGGAACACCAAATAGTCTGGCAATAGCCTGAACCTGCTGAATCTGCACGTCAGTAAACATTGCATCTTTAGGGTTTAGTTGGACAGTCTGCCATTCAAAGCCCTGACCTAAAACCGCGACTTTACGCTCAGACTGTTTTGCATGCCATCTCTCAGTAATCTCATTGGCATCTTCACTCGAAATCGGTTTATCACTTTTAAGGATTCCAGTAGGGATGCCCGCTTGACCGAACCAGTTAGCTGCATAGTTTCGTAGGTCGAGAGCTGCAGAGATGTCTTTGTTGCATGCGTCGATAGGACCAAGTGCTCTTAGGTAACCTGCTCTAGGAAATAACTTTAGGTGCTGAATGTCAGTCGTAGTTGTCTTGACTACGTTCTGGTCAGTTACCTGATAGTCATAGTAAACCTTGCCATCTGGCTCTGAGCGAATAGTCACAGCGTTGGATGGAATCAAAGTCAAGTTATTTATCGCACCATTAGAGCCGTAAGACTTCAACCAGAATGCATTGCCATCAAGTGCCAGGGAGACAACAGTCTCAAACAGGAAGTTACGGCGAGTATCTTGGAAGTTAGGTTTATTTACCAGAACTGGATTCTCAATTGGAACTTCAATACCGGTCGCATAGCGAAAAGTATTCAAAGGCATCTTAGAGATTGGTGTAGCGATGATCTGTATAGACCTGTAAACCGCTGTAAGAGTTAGAGCTTGGTTCTCGCCAACAGAGTAGTCAGAGCGGGTAGGCCAAACTGGAGTAGTCGCACGCTTTTCACG